TCGAGTTGGTACGTACTAGGTACTACGGGTTTGCCTTCGATACCCCTAAGGCTAGTGGTCTTCTGACTTCTATACTAAAGCAGATGGCTACCCTTGAGGATCAGTTCCAGATAGACTTCCCGCCTAAGCTTACACCTGTGAACACAATGATGTACCGACTAAAGAAGGATGGTACTGAGGTTGCTAGTGTTATCAATGCTAGGACTAAGTATGATTTGACCCAAGTAATTGGCGAAGACTTAGTGTGTTACAACTGGATTAACTTTAAACCTGGATCATCTAAGGATCGTATTGAAGCACTGTGGGATGCGGGTTGGAAACCATACGACAAGACTGTTACTGCTATTAAGTTTAGTAGGCTGTCTGTCGGTGACCCGTATGGTAAGAACCAGAAAGCTATGACTAAGAAGTTCTACAAAGATAAGAAGGATGATCTAACCAAGTATGGCTGGGCTTGTTCTGAGGACAATCTTGAGACACTACCTGAGAATGCACCTGAGGGTGCACGTTCACTAGCTAAGTGGCTAACCCTAGAGGGAAGACGTAGTTCCCTTGTGGAGTGGATCAATCAGGTGGGTACTGATGGACGCATACACGGCACCATCAATAACATAGGGGCATGGACAGGAAGGTGTGCACACAACGCACCCAACACAGCAAACATACCATCATCGTTTCATGGTGAGCCTAAGTCTGCTGTTGATGAGGTCAAGAAACAATACGACTCTGACCTACGTTCTTGTTGGACTACACCTAAGGGCAGCTGGCTAGTAGGTACTGACGCAGATGGTATCCAGCTTAGAGTATTAGCTGATTATATGTGGAGACACTTTGATGCAGATCAGTATGCAAGAGCTATTATGGACGGTAAGAAGGAGAATGAAACAGACATACATAACGTTAACAAAAAAGCTTTGGGCCTTAGTCATGCGACACGTGACATGGCTAAGACTTTTATCTACGCTTGGCTTCTAGGGGCAGGTGTCGAGAAGACTGCACAGATACTTAAGGTAAACAAGGATGGTGCAGTAAAGGCTAGAGAGTCCTTCATTAAATCTATTGATGGTCTGTCTGACTTAAAGAATAGACTTGTTCCCTACATTGCGGAGCAAGGGTACTTCACAGGGTACGATGGGCGAAAAGTTAAGGTGCCTAACGAACACAAGACACTGGCTGGTATGTTGCAGTCAGCTGAAAGTATTCTAATGAAGCACACACTACTCAGCTGGACTACTGAAGCACGTAAGCTGGGCATCAACTTCAAGATGGTAGGGTTCATCCATGACGAATACCAGACAGAGGTTATAGGAACTAAAGAAGAGGCTGAAGAGTTAGGTAAACTCCAAGCTAAGTGCATGGAAGAAGTAGGTGTCGAGCTAGGGTTTAGGATACCTACGCCTGGATCTTTTGATGTAGGAATAAATTGGCTTGACACTCACTAATAAATAATTATATACTTTTAATACCATAGAAAAGAGGTACTGAAAATGGCTACTGAAATACTTGAATTGTTTGGCACACTAGATTGGGCTAAAGTATTTGAACACAACCGTGATCAAGCATCATGGAATGTCGATACAGATGGAGAATGTAAGGTCACCATCACTCTCGATGAAGAAAACGCAGCTAAGCTTAAAGCATCTGGCTGTCAAAAGAAAATGGAATCCGTTGAGGATGGCACTAAGGTTACACTTAGTCGTCCATTCAAAGGCAACAATGATTGGGGTAGTGGTACGCCAACTGTTGTAAACGTTAAGGGTCTCGACTGGGACTTTGACGTAGACGGTTTCATTGGTAACGGAAGCACAGGTATGGTACGTGTTGCCGTTTACGATACATCGACTGGGCGTAGGGGTACACGTCTGGAAGCGGTGCAGGTCATAGACCACGTGACCTACGAGTCTGAAGGAGGAAGCTCCTCCCCTTCCTTCAAAGATTTATCCTCTAAAGTTGAGGATGCTAAAGCTGCCCCGATTCCTAAGGCAACTAAAAAGAAAGCTACAGTATCAGAAGATACTATCCCTTTCTAGTCGTCTTAAATATGTGTGTGTTCTACAAGAAAGCCCCTTCCCTTAGTTGGGTGGGGGCATTAATATTCACAGCAAGGGAGAGACACAATGGAAGTTAAGACAAATGATACGCTGGTGCATGACATCGAGCAGACTATACTAGGTCAGAACGGATGGGACAAATCTGTTGGTGACTTTATGTCTAAGAACATATCAGACATGGCTGAGCAAAGGTTTGCTAAACCACAGGAGCCTCGCTCTTACCTCTCTCTGTCTTCACTAGGTACACCATGTGAGCGTAAGCTCTGGTACAAAATCAATAAACCTCTGGCGTCAGAACCTCTTGGCCCAGATACTCTATTCAAATTCTTTTATGGTGACATAATCGAGGAGCTAGTACTAGCTATAGCTGCTGTGTCTGGTCACTCAGTTACTGGTATGCAAGATCGTATGGACGTGCATGGCATCAAGGGACACAGAGATGCAGTCATCAATGGTATGACTATCGATGTTAAGTCTGCGTCACCTTACGCCTTCAAGAAGTTCAAGGATGGCAACCTTCGCAGGGATGATCCCTTTGGTTACATCTCTCAGCTTAGCTCTTACGTGTATGCTGCTGCTGATGATCCACTCGTAACCAACAAGACACATGGTGGGTTCCTTGTCGTTTGTAAAGTTAGTGGATCTGTATGCCTAGACGTATACGATTTCTCTGAAGAGTTTGATGAAAAAGAAAACACAGTCAAGCACCTCAAGGCTATGGCTAAGAGTGAAGAACCACCAGAGAGAGCCTTCAGTCCTGTGCCACAGTCTAAGACTAGTGACAACGGCAACATGAAGCTGGCATCTACCTGTGGCTACTGCGACTTTAAGAAGGTATGCTTTCCTAAACTACGTAAGTTTATCTATAGTGATAAGCCAATGTATCTTACGAAAGTAAAGAAGCTTCCTAACGTAGCAGAGGACTTAGAGTTTCGTGGCGAAATTTAGTAACAAAAGACTGAGGGGTATCCAAGAAGGTTATCGCTCAGGCTTGGAGGTAGACACCGCCAACTACCTAAAGAAAAGAAAGATCTCTTTTACCTACGAGAAAACAAAGATCAAGTGGATAGACTTACGCAATAGAACCTACACACCTGACTTCGTTCTGGGCAATGGTATCATAATTGAGACCAAAGGGCGGTTCGTTTCTGATGATAGACGTAAACATAAAGAAATAAAAAAACAGTTTCCTGATCATGATATTAGATTTGTCTTTACAAACAGTCGATCACGTCTATACAAAGGCAGCAATACTACATATGGTGACTGGTGTACTAAGAACGGCTTCATTTATGCCGACAAGATTATACCAGAATCCTGGCTAGAGGAGAGCAACAATGACTGAACAGTTTAAACCATACGCTGAGATACTTAAGATAATCAAAGGCCCATTCGAGAATGGTGACAGCCTTCCTTGGAACCTTTGCCTAACTAAGTACAAGTACGATGACAAACTTTATGAAGAAGAGTTTTATTATTCTAACATGAGGGAAGCTATGGATGATGTGGACTTCTTGTCGAGTAATGTTAGTATTGTTATTGATAGTAACGGTAATGCACAACACGATGATGTTGTCAGGGAGGTAAGTGGTGATGCCTAAGGTTTTTAAAAACAGGACAGCTGTTGTGTTCTCCTGTGCACACTGTGATCCTTCCGTTAGCAACGCCAGGTTTAGTGTTCTTGGTGAGTTTCTTTATGACATCAAGCCTGACTATGTTGTAGACTTAGGTGACGGTGCTGACATGCGTTCACTAAATACATTTGATACTCGCAACCCAGAGTCTATTGTTAGTCAGAACTATGAGGCAGACATCGAGCAGTACAACGATGCTCAAGATCGTTTGCGTTGGAAGTTCAGACATCACAAACGTAAGCGTCCTACCTTCTATGGGTTTGAGGGTAACCATGAGCATCGCATTAAGAAAGCTTTGAAGAGTGATCCACGCCTAGAAGGTTCTAAGTATGGTATATCCTTTAGTCACCTACAAACTAACCACTGGTTCGATGAGTATCATGAGTACCATAACTCAGCGCCAGCAATCAAAGACTATGACGGTGTGTCCTATGCTCACTTCTTTAGTGCTGGTAATTTTGGCACAGCTATGAGTGGAATGCATCACGCAAATTCTTTACTTTCTAGCAGGTTTAAGAGTTCAACCTGTGGTCATTCACACAAGAGAGATGTAAAGTTTAAAGATGCAGCTGGTGCAATAGGTCTTGTTGCTGGTTGTTTTAAAGGTGCTGACGAAGCTTGGGCTGGTCAGGCTAACCTAGACTGGTGGTCTGGCGTAGTAGTCAAGAGAGAAATACAAAATGGCGTATACGAACCAGAGTTTATTTCTTTAGCGGCTCTACAAAAAGAATACGGTTGACACTGTTATGAAATTTAATATAACTAGGAGTTTCTTCCGATGAAATTTGAAGCCCGAATTGTTTTAGAAGTAGACCCTGACGCTAACTTTTTGGAGGTGTCTGACATTAACTCTTGTATAGAAATTCTAGAGTTGCTTGAAAATTTAATCCACGATACAGATGATGTATCAATTCTAACCTGTGAGGTAAATACTTATGACTAACATTATACTAGACGACAAAGAGTACGACTCAGCTGACTTAACTGAAGAACAGAATGCAATTATTAACTTACTAAACTTAGGCAATAATTCTGTTACCTTACTTAACCATATGCTTCAGTGTACACAGCTTGTTCAAAATATGAAGACAGCAGAACTTAAGAAGTCACTAGAAGATAATCCTGAGGATAGCTCTGAAGATAACCTTGATGGCGAATGATATTAACCTGGAAGCTTTAGGTTACTACAAATTAGTAGATGGAAAGAAACACACCCTTGACCCATTCGAGTGGTACAGTGAATGGGTTGAGGCTAAAATTATGACTAAGGGACATGATCGTTTAGTCGAGAATACCCTTGGCCTTGTAGGAGAGGCAGGGGAGGTAGCGGAAAAGGTTAAGAAACTTATTCGTGACAAGCACAAGTTTACTCCTGATGAGATTGCTAGTGAGATAGGTGACGTAATTTTCTACGGTACTAGTCTTGCTATGATCTTTGGCTTTAACTTAGGTGACATCATTCGAATGAACATGGAGAAACTAGACAGCCGCCAAGAGCGTGGCGTTTTACAGGGATCAGGGGACAACAGATGAACAACTACTTACCTACAGACTACCAATCGTTTATACACAAGTCCCGCTATGCTAGATGGCTAGACAAAGAAGGAAGACGTGAGACTTGGGAAGAAACAGTTTCACGTTACATGGATAACATTGTACGCCCTGTGGCTGGTGATGATACCTACATAAAGGATATAGAACAATCCATCCTAGGTCTTGAAGTCATGCCTTCTATGCGAAGCTTAATGACTGCTGGCCCTGCTGCTGCCCGTGATAACATATCAATGTATAACTGTTCTTACATAGCTGTAGATAACATCGTATCTTTTGATGAAGCAATGCACGTTCTTATGTGTGGAACAGGCGTGGGCTTTTCAGTAGAAAGAAAGAACGTAAAGAATCTACCTGATGTACCTGAGTTGTACGACAGTGAGACTAACATCGTTGTTAAGGATAGCAAAGAGGGCTGGTCTAAAGCTCTACGTCAACTCATTGCTCTCCTGTACAGTGGAGAGATACCCACATGGGACACCAGTAAGGTACGCCCTGCAGGTGCTCGACTTAAAACATTTGGTGGACGTGCCTCAGGCCCAGCGCCATTGATTGATCTTTTTAATTTTGTAGTTAAGACATTTAAAGATGCGGCAGGACGCAAGCTTAGTTCTATCGAGTGTCACGACATCATGTGTAAGATAGGTGAAGTAGTTGTAGTAGGCGGTGTTCGCCGTAGTGCTATGATCTCACTGAGTAATTTAGATGATGATCAAATTCGCCACGCTAAGTCAGGTAAGTGGTGGGACGAACCAGACTTAAATATATATCGTTTTGGTTATCGTTCCCTAGCTAACAACTCAGTAGCATATAGTGAGAAGCCTGACAGTCTGTCGTTCATGCGTGAGTGGATGGCTCTGGTTGAGTCAGGCTCAGGTGAGCGTGGTATCTTCAACCGTGAGGCAGCTAAGAAGCAAGCAGCTAAGAATGGTAGGCGTGACCCTAACCATGAGTTCGGAACCAACCCTTGCAGTGAGATCATATTACGATCAGGGCAAGTTTGTAACTTAACGGAGTGTGTAGTACGTGCAACAGATAACCTTGCAGACCTTGAAAGAAAAATACGCATTGCTACAATCTTGGGTACGATACAATCTACCTACACAAAGTTCCCATACTTGCGAAAGATGTGGCAGCGAAATACCGAAGAGGAACGACTGTTGGGTGTGTCTCTCACGGGGATAATGGACAACCCACTGCTTACAAAATCTAACTCAGGTCTAAACCAAACACTCGAACACTTACGTTCTGTTGCTGTTGAGACTAATGCTGAGTGGGCTGAGCGCCTTGGTATCCCTGTCTCCACTGCTATCACTTGTGTTAAGCCTTCAGGAACCGTATCACAACTTGTAAATTCCAGTAGCGGGATACATCCGCGACACTCACCTTACTACATTCGTACTGTCAGGGGTGACACTAAAGATCCTCTTACACAGTTCATGATAGACCAAGGCTTCCCATCTGAACCTTGTGTTGCAAAGCCTGACACTACAGTCGTGTTTAGTTTCCCACAGAAGTCTCCTGAGGGTGCCAAGTGTACTAAGGACATGACTGCGATAGAGCAGTTAGAGATGTGGCTGTCTTACCAGCGACACTTTTGTGAGCACAAACCAAGTATCACCTGTAACGTTAAGTCAGATGAGTGGCTTGAGGTTGGAGCGTTTGTCTACAAACACTTTGATGAGATGTCTGGTGTGTCGTTCCTTCCCTTCAATGAGCATACGTACCAGCAAGCACCCTACCAGGACTGCAGTAAAGATGACTACAATGATCTGTTATCTTCTATGCCAACCTCAATTAACTGGAACGAACTATCGGACTATGAGCAAGAAGATAATACAGCAGGTAGTCAAACATTAGCGTGTTCTGGTGACAGCTGTGAGATAGTAGACATAACTTAAGGAGAGTACTCTATGGCCTATGCTAAAAGAAATGCTCAGTCTTACCTTGAGGGTACGTCAGCAGAGCAAGAGTTCGCATCACTAAGAGGTGACAACTATGTACGTAAGTCCACTAAGGATGAGGACATAAACGAACACTGGGACGTACTAGACAAAGAGTTTGGGCGGGTAGATGTTAAGGCAGCTAAACGTTTCTCTCGATCTAGTGAAGTCACCTACACCATCTGGTGGGAACTAAAGACTGTTAAGAGACCACCCAACTGGCAACCTGCTAAGGGATGGGGTGTACCTAACGGTATTGATAGGTTCATTGCAGTCAGGGGTGAGAAAGCTTTCTACTTGATAGACCCTGATGACATCTATCTAGACCTACGTAAGAGATGTACTGAGTACTACAAGGGTGACTTTGGTCTCTATGGTAGACAAGATCGTGGAGACCTTATGACTATCCTTCCTCTCGACTATGTAAAGGAAAACTCTAAGCACATTGTTCCTGTCTATTGACACATATGTGCTAAGATAGTACAATTGTTTTTAACATAGAGGAATATTTTTAATGAAGAAAAAGTATGGTATCTGTAGTGTTTGTGATAGTTACTTACAAGAAGACTCTGTATGTCCTGAATGCGACATCGACATAACACCTGTCTTTGATCCAGTGCAAAAACCTTTTCACTATAACCACACTGATGGTATCGAGTGCATTGATTACATTAGGCAGGTCTTAGGTACTGATGGCTTCGTAGCTTACTGTCGTGGTAATGTAATGAAGTACAATCATCGTGCCTTCTACAAGGGCAACCCTACAGAGGACATGAACAAAGCTGCATGGTATCTTAACCAAGCTAACTTAGCTCTCAAAGAAAAACATAAGTAACATGACAGACCTGGACAAAAAGAAAACCCTTGAGCAGGAAGCCCAAGAGTTTATCAAGACTAATATAGAAGGTGTTCCGCTACCCTTGGTGCAGTTAGAACACTACTATGCTGGTTGTGCATTGTCTGGTCTACTAGCCTCTGGAAAGTATCTACAGTCTGACGACATAATAGATGAAGCTTACAGGTACAGCAGTCGAATGCTAAGTAAAAAGAAATAATAAAAGACTTAACCCCCAGCTAAACACTGGGGGTTTTCTTTATCTAGTCTATTAATTTAAAACTTTCTTGGTCATACCCAGCTTCAATTTCTTTTGCTCTGTTCATAATAATCATACGCCTGTTTAACTCTTCAAGTATGGTATCTGAATCAGCTAAGAACTCCTCAGATGTTTTATAATTAAAATCATCAAACTCTTCAGAGATACTTTGAGCAGCCATATTAAATAACTCTGGACCCATCTCCTTACGTTTGAGTACGTAGTTGTTTCGTATAAAACCTCTAGCTTCTATTTTTCTGTTGGATGTCATTTCTTGAAAGCCTTCAGTTATTCTTTCTTTTTCTAGACCAATATAGTTTTTTAAGAAATCTTCTAAAGCTTTCTTTTTAATTTCACTAGCCTTACCACTCAATCTTTCATCAGAAGAAATTTCATCGTAAGTGTTATTGTTACCAGCATTTATCTCTGCTGTACTTCTCCAAACTTCAAATGCTTGAGGCAGTGTCTTAGCTAACTTATGTCTAAGAACATAATCAACAGTAGCATTAGTAGCTGTCCTGTTACTATATATCTCATACTCTTCTATGTAGAGTTTGTTCATCTCACGTTGTAAGCTTGACATAGGTGGGTTCTGTTGGAAGCCAGTGAACTGCTTAAGCAATGGGTTCATCTTACCTATAGGTGCTGAGTTAAAAGGTGAATAATAACTGATGTCGTTATTAGGGCTTCTCGTAAATGACTGTGTATATTGTAAGTACTCTGAGTCCACCATAAACCTTGAAGCTTGTCCAGCTAGTACTTGGAAGCTACCTTTTTCACCCTTCATACTTGTGGGTAATTCTTCACCTGTCTTTGCATCTTTTGCTTTCCTATTAGCAAACGGCCCTATACCCTCAATGTCCCTTACGTATGGTGTACCAGCTGCTTCATAAGAAAACTGACCTGCAATATCTCTTGCCAGTGTTCCAGGGTAAGTAAAGGTAGCAGCCACGTTACCTAATTGTTTCTGTAAGTTTTCTGTAATGTTTCCATCTTTTATAGACTTAACTGTTTCTTTAAGTAACGAAATGTCTGCACCTAGGTCTCCTAACCCACCCAAAACTGCACCAGTTTCTTTTAGAGTTTTCCATTTAGATGGTAGAGCTAGACCTTCATCGTACCTGTAGAGTAAGTCACCTAAGAACATAGGTGCAATTAGGAAACCAGCTGACGGTGCTAGATCAGCATCACCACCTACTTCTGTTTCAATGGAGCCGTAGTCTACCTCCCCCTTCTTAGAACTAGCAATCGTGTAGCCCAGACCAAGTAACGCAGTACCTGTAAGTTGCCTGACCATTCGATCTTCGTTTGATTTAAATGCATCACCACCAATATTTATACCTGCCTTTTTTAGTGCT